GCCAACGTGCTACCCGATTAAGCCAAGCGCCAAGACGCTACCCCTCCACCCCTACGACATGGGGATGTGGATAGGGGACCCACACAGGGACAGGCGCACCCACGTAACCTCCAAGCTAATCGAGAGTTACGGCAAGATACCAGACCACATTCCAGAAGAGTACCTGTTCGGATCCTTTGAGCAACGACTGGCTATACTCCGGGGGGTATGCGCCTCCAGACCAAAATGCCACAGCAAGATCTCGGCAAAGTTCCGGTTCAACATCAAGGACCTTAGGCTGTTCAGGTCAATCCACAACCTGACAGAGTCCCTTGGTATCAGGACAGAGATAGCACAACACCAACATCAGTACCACATGGTGTTCAGGACCAACCTCAAACTGGTCGAAGACCAGACCCCCGTGCGTAGACCCCAGTACGAAGAGATGCGCAGGATTACCCACGTTACCAAAGTGGACATTAGGCCCTGCATGCACATCAAGACCGCAGACCCGAACAACACGTTTTTAGTTAGCGAGGGGTACCTGACAGTATGCCTATGAACGACACACAGCAAAAGCTACTCAAGGCGTTTGCAGACCAAAACAAGGGATGGCCCAAAGAGCAACTGGACCTTGCACTGTGGCGGGTGAGGTGGGAGCTAACGGCACTACCGCACCAACAAGAGCCAGAGGACGGGGAGTACGATACATTTTTGCTTTTAGCCGGCCGGGGTTCCGGCAAAACGCACACGGCGTCCAACTGGCTTGGACTAAGAGCGGCGATTTACGACAAGACCCGCTGGTTGGTGACGGCGCCAACATCAAACGACATTCGCGCAACCTGCTTTGAGGGAGACTCGGGCCTGCTAAACATCATACCGCCGTCACTGGTCAAGGACTACAACAAGTCGCTGTTTGAGTTGACGCTAAAGAATGGAAGCATGATCCGCGGCATCCCGGCCTCTGAGCCAGAGCGCTTTCGGGGTACACAGTGGCACGGCATGTGGGCAGACGAGTTGTGTGCGTTCGAGTACATCGACGACGCGTACGACCAGATTCAGTTTACGTTGCGACTGACAGACCCGCGCATAGCGCGTGTGCAGTCAATCATCACCACCACGCCCAAGCCGCTGGAACTAATCACAGACCTGAACGAGGGCAAGGTGGGCGGCGACGTGTACGTGTCGCGCGCGTCGAGTTATGACAACAGGTCGAACCTGTCAAGTACGTTTTTTAAACAACTAGAAGCGTATGAGGGCACTGACCTAGGACGTCAGGAGATTTACGGCGAGATCTTGGACCCGGAGAACGCGGGTATTGTCAAGCGTAAATGGTTCAAGAACTGGCCCGCGCACAAACCAACGCCGACCTTAGAGTACGTGCTGGTCTCATACGACCCTGCAACATCTGAGAAAACACACAATGACCCGACCGCGTGTATTGCGTTGGGTGTGTTCGAGCAAGATGACTTCGCGACAAGTTGCATTTTGCTGGACGCGTGGGACAACCACCTGTCTTATCCAGAGTTGCGCCGCAAAGTTATCGAGGACTACAAGGAAGTTGTGTACGGCGCGGACAACACCTTTGCCAAGGGTAAGAAAACTGACCTAATTTTGATGGAAGATAAGTCAGCCGGTATCTCTTTGATCCAAGAGTTGCAGGCCGCGCACCTGCCGGTGAGGTCATACAACCCCGGACGAGCGGATAAAGTGCAGAGGATGAACATTGTGGCGCCTCTGATTGCAAAAGGCCGGGTGTACGTGCCAGAGGACCCCGCAACCCCGGGCGAGGTAGCCCCATGGGCCAAGCGTTTTATCCGCCAAGTGTGCTCTTTTCCGGAAGCAAAGGGCCATGATGACTATGTTGACGCACTTTCACAGGCCCTGCGCGTCCTGCGCGACTCAGGTTGGCTCCAATTGGACCCACTACCAGCGCGAGACTACGCCCACGCAGACGACATTGCGCGAAACAGGGTGAATAACCCCTACGCGGCGTGATTTTCGGGCACAAACACCCTCATTTATGGGTGATTGGTTATAGGAGGCCCCTTGAATGCACAGTTCATCGCACACAAACGAGGTTCGACAGTGTAATTGCCAAATGTGCCGCTATATTCGAGGACGAAGTGAGTCATTTTCTGTGTGGGGCCCAGTCAGAGCAAGATACCGAGACATGTTCAAGGACATGTTAAAAGGCGGAGAACTCGATGCCTACAATAAAATTTTAAAAAGCCGAGATTACGATGCTTAACCCAATTAAAACACCGACACAAATGATGTACGAACAAGCAGGCATCCCCCACTATGGCACTGGCGGTAAAACTGGCGTGGTTGAGCAGTTTGCAATGCGAATTCAAGACGCAATTCGCAAATACACAAAAGCTGTAGGCCATCCCCCGTCTGCAGAAGAGGTAAAACAGCTAGAAGACCACATTCGCACGCTTTCTGCCCCCACAGGCAACGCGCCACAGACCATGGCGCGCATGCAACAGCAAACACCGTTCTCAAACCAGCTTGTTGACGCAACAGGCCGTCCTTATCCAACAGCAACAAGCCCCACAGGCCAAGCAATCACACCAGAGCGTGCCAAGGGCATGACAACACGCGAAACAATTGGCCCGTTCCAAGGTGTGCCTAGCCAGTTTGACATGACGCCAATGAACATCAAGGCGCGTGCGTACCCCAAAGGTCAGTTTCAGAACGCGTTCCCTGAAGACGAGTTTATGTCAATGGCCAACACAGGCCGCAGTGGTAACCGCACATGGAACAAGTCATTTACACCATCAACAGAAGAGTTGGCAACGCGCCAGCAGTTGGGTGAAGAGGCGCTGACAGGCGTTGGTGACGACGTAATGGGTGGTCTTGATATGTTGCGCAAGACCGAGGGAGACATTCCTCAAATGACCAGCGCCAGCGCGCCGTTCGCGGAACGTTCCGCACAACTTGAGGGCCCCGGTCTGGAAAAACTGACAGACGAGATGTTGTTGGGCAAGCACGGTGCTTTGGTGGACAAAGTGGTCGCTGACTTCAAGGCCCGCGGTATTGAGCCAGACCAAGAAGACATTGTGAACGCGATCAACGCAATGATCAACCCCATGCGCCACAACTACACCGGCATAAACCCGATTGCAGAGCGCCCTATGCAGGGCCGTGGTCCAGCAACCGCAGAGATGAACGCGTGGCGTGACGAGGCCCGCATGTCTGGCTTGCCAGAGACGGTGGTGACTAAGCACCCATCGGACTGGAAGCCCCAACAACAACGCGACTACTTGCTCGACACTGAACCAGCACAGCGTGCGCCGTTTGCGCAAGACTGGCAGATGCAAGAGTTGGAAGACAAGCGCCGCCGTGCCGTTCAAGGCAAAGCAGAGGGTGGCTACATGCAGTCACCCCGTGACATGCAGGCCGAGATGATGGTCCGTGGTTATGGTGGTGGTGGACAAACACAACAACCCACAATGGAAGAGTTGACAAACTACATTCGTGGTGGTGGTTCAAGAATGGACAATTCTGCTGACGAAATGATGATGCAATCGTACGAGCGTCGTCAACCTACAGTAAGCGAATACAAACCCTCTCCTAGAGAACGTATCTCTTCATTAGGCCAAGACTTTTTAGAAAAGTCTGGCATGGGTCGTTACAAAGCGCGCAAAATGGCTGACACTGTAATTGGTGGGCCAGACAGTAATTTACCCGGCGGTTTTGGTTTAGCTGATATTGCCATGTTACACCCCGCTGGCGCAATGGCCATGGCACCACTGTACGCCGCAGAAACAGGACACTACATGGCAAAAGGCGAGCCTGTTAGCGCAGGCATGAGCGCGTTAGGCATGTTGCCCATGGCCGGACCAATTCGTAAAGCATACAAAGGCTTTAATCAATAATGCAACCAAAAATCCCACTCCAACAGGGCGGTAACCTGTCCGCGTTGTCGTTTGCTGAAAACGAGACGACAAAAGAAGTAGACACGGAAAAAGAAATCCAAGATCTGGCCAACGCGCTGGACTTGGACATGGACGATGTAGAGTCCGAGGTTATTGAGTTGGAGGACGGCTCTGTTGTGGTAAACATGACAGAAACAGAAAAGCCGTCACAGAACCCAGAGTTCTACGCCAACTTGGCCGAAGAGATGGACGAGTCCATCCTTGACGGTTTAGCGTCTGAGTACCTTGATTTGATTGAGGTGGACCGTGAGTCGCGCAAACAGCGTGACAAGCAGTACGAAGAGGGCATTCGCCGCACAGGTCTGGGCAACGACGCCCCCGGTGGCGCAACGTTTGACGGCGCGTCCAAGGTGGTGCACCCTATCATGGCAGAGGCCTGCGTTGACTTTGCGGCCAACGCGTGCAAAGAGTTGTTGCCGGCAGACGGCTTGGTGCGCACGTTCATTAAGGGCAAGGCTGACCAAACTCGTTTGGAGACAGCACAGCGTAAAGCCAACTTCCTGAACTGGCAGTTGACTGAGCAGGTTGAAGAGTACCGCGACGAGATGGAGCAGTTGTTCACACAGCTTCCCCTTGGTGGCTCCCAGTATCTCAAATGGAGATGGGACAAGGATTTAAACCGCCCGGTGCCTGAGTGGGTTCCAATTGACAACGTGCTGTTGCCTTTTGCGTCTACCAATTTTTACTCAGCCGCGCGTGTTACAGAACAACAAGACATTACCGAAGACATGTTCAAGCAACGTGTCGAGACAGGCGAATATCGCGACATTGAGATATACACCTCTGATTTGGTGCCTGAGAACCAGACACAGTCAAAAAAGGCCAACGACAAAATTGAAGGTCTAACAGAGCCAACCAAGAACGTAGACGGCCTGCGCCGTGTGTACGAGATCACGGTGTTCCTGCGTTTGGAAGACGACCCGTTAACAGACGGCAAGCGCGCACCCTACGTTATGACGGTGGATGAGATTACAAGCAAGGTGGTTGCCCTGTACCGTAACTGGCAGTCGGGTGACCAGCGCATGCGCAAGCTGGACTGGATGGTGGAGTACAAGTTTATTCCATGGCGCGGCGCTTATGCCATTGGTATGCCGCATCTTATTGGTGGCCTCTCAGCGGCGCTGACTGGATCGCTCCGTGCGTTGATGGACTCAGCGCACGTGAACAACAGCCAGACCATGTTGAAGCTAAAAGGCGGACGCATTGGTGGACAGACAGACCGCATTGAACCAACTCAGGTCGTAGAGATCGAGGGTTCGCCCGGGGTGGACGACGTGCGTAAGTTGGCAATGCCATTGCCGTTTAAC